TGTTAGGTGATAGAGAAAAATACATCAGTAGGTTGCTCCAGTGCCTGTTACTTCTTGTGCGTAGACCATCTTAGTCTCTTGGAATGAGATAGTCATAGTGGTTGCAACTGGTGCTCCGTTGGGTAGTGTTGCCCATGCACCATCAGGTGTGTAACTCACATTAAAATCTGTAATAACTGATGGTTTGTATTGTGTTACCCATTCATTTGATTTGTTGCCCGTCATAAATTCTACGTCAACTATCTGTGGTATTCTCACAAAAGATGCATTCTCATCTCCCGCGCCACCATAAGTAGGTAGTGTCGCAAACTTAAAGCACTCAATAATTTTTTTAATATTATCTGCTTCTGTCGAAGACCTTGGTGCCATCTTAAAGTTGAGACTAAACGTCCTCATTTTAGGACCCTTATATAATACTTCGGTATTTGGATTTAATACTTGACCAGTGGCTACTGAAAAAATATCATTAACTGATAGAGACCCAAAGTTTGTTGCACCTAGGATGCCAGAGATAGCATTTGCAACAACAGTGCCTTGTGTGAAAGCATTCTTTGTGCTGGTACCAATCGCTTCCAATCCTTTTATCATACCCCCACCAAAATTTTCCCCAGCACCTTGACCAAAACCAGCGACAGCACCTTTAGCAATTTCACTGAAATTTTGTGCGTCCCAGTTACCACCATATTGTCCTTCAATATCCTGTGGCATAAAGAGGTGGAGAGTAGCACCTTCTTTACCTAATCCAGTAGATGATTTATTATATTCGGTCAGAGTAGCACTAGAACCACCATCACCCTGAGTGCTAAACGGTGCAGTGTAGTCAAAGAATCGAATCTTAACATAATCCATGTCAGATTCAAAGGCTGCATTAGGAAAACGAATAGCAGACTGACCTGCATATGGGGCTTTTGGTGCCGCTTTATTAGTGCTTGCTGCTCCTTTTGTTGGTAACATTAACGTGAGTCCTCGATGTCTGATGTCTTACCGTAACCTTTAATAATTCTTTTTGCTTTGAATTTAAGGTTGTATGATTCTGATGTCTCTTTCCATACATCGACCGACTTGTATGGAAACGATTGACCGTTTCTTTCTTTAACAAATCTTTCTACAGGTAATGCAATAGCAGAGTCCCATTCATCGGACCCGAGGTCAAGTAGAAATCCATCCACATGGTCTGTAATATATTTATGGATGCAGTTCTTAGGTACGTTAATCTTTCCACGCAACAAATCTTTTATGACATACACACGTCTCTTTGGATGTAGATAGTGTAGGTTTGCACCGATGAAGTGGTCTTTGTTTGCTGCGATGGTATACACTAGTGGAAACTGGTCATAGTATGGGAGGTATTTCATCTTTGCTTTATACTCAAAGAGAAATAGTCTGCCCTGTCTGGCATACCTTCTTAACTCATTCACATCCTGTAACTCTTCGTCTTGTGAGCGGTCAGACCTCTCTTCCCTGATAAATTTCTGTGGTTGTTTCTTATATGTAAGTGCAATCTTCTTTACTTCTCTGCGATACCACGACCATGATTTTTCCTCACCCTCAGTGAGGTTTTTAATCTTCTCGAAGATTGTCTCGTAGTTTTTTACATTGCTTTGTGTATCTTGCTTGAATCCTATAGCCATGGCTAGACTCCTAGGTGATCTTCTGTTAGAATCATAAAGTCCATCTGTCTATCCTCTGCCCAGTCTTTCGCTGCTTCCCACTTTGCTCTATTCTTTAGGTAAGTCATCGCGTTAGTGCGATAAGTTTTAGTCTTCTTCTTAGACTCTGGTGGTGGGACTGTCTGTTTCTTTGGTTTGATTTCTATCAGATATTTTTTAATCACACCAGACTTGGTGCGAATCTTGATATTAAAATCAACAAAATATCTGTGTATTCTTCCGTCAACTGGTGAGCGATAGGGGATAACAACTTCTTCACTACCCCACTGTAAAATATTTGGGTTGCTGTCACAAAATACCATGAATTTTCTCTCCCACAATGACCTATAGATAATGTTTCTATAGTCACCCCTATATTTCTTGGGGTTTTGTGGTTTGAAGACACCCGAATATGCCATAAATAATATATAGTATCCCTCATAGATATTTAGATGGCCACCAAGTATACTCACACGGGTGATTATAATATTGAAGGATTTTTGGGCAGCATCAAAAAGTCTGGTGGCATGTCCATGTCAAACCTCTACGAAGCGAGGTTTGAATTCAATAATAAACATGATTTATTAAAGAAGGACTTAAAAGCAATTGGATTTGGTGACTTATCCAATGCAAGCGACACTGCTTATGCTGCACTTACTTTAATGTGTGAGGAAGCATCTCTTCCTGGCATGATGGCAAACACAGGTCAAACGACTGGTGTTTATATGGGTGAGGGTCAAGTAAACTATGCACACACCAAGTCATTTACTGACATTACATTGGGGTGGACATGTGATGCTAACCTATTGCCATTGAAATTTGTTAATACATGGATGAAGTTTATTTTTGATGCTGATAGCACCACCCTCAGCACTGCTAAAGCAAATCGTGTTAGATTTCCTGAAGAGTATCAGTGTGAGTTGAAGATTGTGAAAGCAGAGAGGGGTCCTAGCAATACTTTGGAGAGAGTTGGTGGGATATATACATTGCATGATATCTATCCTTACTCGATTCAAAGCACCCCAGTTTCTTATGGGTCATCTACATTATTAAAAGTGTCCGCATCTTTCTACTATAGAAGATGGTCCTTTGAAAGTATTAATATTAAAACGACTTGATGAATTATGTCATTACCAAGACCACCAGTCCCTACTTATGAATTAGAATTACCATCAACAGGTAAAAAGATTAAGTATAGACCATTCCTTGTTAAAGAAGAGAAACTTCTACTCATTGCAACTGAGACTGGAGACGACAAATCAGTTAGAGATGCCATCGTCGAAATTCTAAAAGCATGTATTCAAACTAGAGGCGTGAAGGTTGAGCAACTTCCAATGTTTGACCTGGAATATATTTTCCTTCGCATCCGTGCTAAGTCTGTAGGTGAATTAGTTGATATGATGTTTACTGCTAAGGATGATGGTGAAACATCTATCCCATATCAGTTGAATTTAGAATCAGTCCAGTGTAACAAACCCGAAGGTCATGACCCTAAGGTAATGCTTACCGAGACTGCTGGTTTGATGATGAAGTATCCCGCCATGGACCAGTTTATTACATCACAAATTCTGCAGAAAGACCAGACAACTGATGAGATTTTTGATGAAGTCATCAATTGTGTTGACCAAATCTTTGATGGTGATGAGGTATGGGAAGCAAAGACCACATCTAAAAAAGATATCAAGGAGTATCTTGAGGGTCTAACTAGCAAACAGTTTGAAGCAATTCAAATGTTTTTCCAGACCATGCCAAAGGTATCCCATTCGTTTACTCTAACTAACCCCAACACAGGAGTTGAATCTGAGTATACCATTGAGGGTCTTACAAATTTTTTCGGATAGCACTCTTCCATGAAAACTTAGGGAATTTCTATCAGACTAACTTTAACCTGATGTATTTCCACAAGTTTTCACTCACTGAGTTGGACAACATGTTACCATGGGAGAGAGAAGTCTACGTTTCGTTATTGATTCAGCATCTTGAAGAAGAGAAACGCCAGCAAGCAACAGCGAAATGAGATTTAACACACCAGCACCCGAAAATTTAGTATCCTGGTATAGGAAAGGTGTGCCTGGCGGTGGAGTCAGGGACAGTAGTTTTGAAAGACTGAAAGCAAAACTAACTGGTGGCAAGTATGATGGCATCGGTTATTTTAAGTTGCATAGTAGGGCACTGACTCAGGCAGATGCGGACTATCTTATCAGCAACATGAAGCAGGATGAGGATGGTTATCCTCAACTTGAAACTGGTAGCACGTCTGGTGTGGACGAGGCAAGATACCAGGAGTGGTTGATTGAAAGATACCTAGAGGTCCCCTTCCGTGAGCAGACTAACGAGAAGATTAGACAAGCGGAAGTTAGGACTAAAGTAAAAGAAATTATAAAGATTGATGAGGAGACAGCAGAGGTTGCTCCCGTCGTGGAAGAGGCACCACAACTAGTTGCTGTTGTCGAAGATAAGATTGATGCGTTGGAAGCAATCCGTGAGGATATTGCGCCACCTCGTAGTGAGTATCAACCACCTGAAGACCCATGGGGTGAGGGCACAATCCCACCCAAGGTGGAAGCAACAGTCAAGAAGACTAAGAAGAAAGCAAAGAAAAGAAAGAGTAAGAAGTCTGCACCAGAAGCATCACAACCACCCAAGAAGAAACCATTCGTCAGTAAGATGGGTGGGTCTGTTGGTAAGACCAAGGGCAAACTCAATGGCGTCTTCAGTTTCATGGAGAAAGGTACGCCTAGCGGAGAGAATCAGGGTCCATCTGTCCTTGCCATTGGTGCATTCTTTGGTAGAAAGATACAGTCTGCATTTGATGAAGCAGCAGAGGAAAGAGCAAGAGCAGTAGAAGCAGAAGAGAATGGTGCAGAAATCCCTCCCGAGATGAAGGAGAAGGGATACTTCCTTAAGAAATCATTAGGTTATCAGTTTGGTGGTGAGGCAGTCAACAAAACTCTCGGTGCATTTGCAGAAGACTTACCAGCAGAGCAGTCGAAGAAGAAAGCAGGGTTTAGTGACACATTTGATTACGGTGACGCTGACCCACGCAAACAGAAGAGACAAGATAGTGTCAAGGATTTGGCAACAGGATTCCGAAAGGTTGATAGGTCACTACGAGGAATCAATAGCAGTCTCAATAAAAATATCAGTGTCCTTACTCAGTTGGTTGCTGAGAATAAGAGGACTGCTGATGCTACAGAAGCAATCGCTCAAATCTTAGCGAAGGGAGTTGACATTGACATTGAGATGGGCAATGATGCTGAGGCAGCTGCCGCTGCTGGAGACATAAGCATTGGTGGACTTGGCGGTGGTCGCCGTGGTGGATTTGATTTATTCAATACTATATTTGGAGCAGTAGATGCAGTAGATGATGTCTTTGATATCATGAGACATCTGCGAGGTGGTAAAAATAAAGGATTGAAAGGAAATAATATGTATCGCCGCCTCAGAAAAGGTGGTATGCCTAACCTCAAGAAACCTAGGATGCCTAGGATGCCCAAGGGTGGACCACCTAAAGGCAAGTTTGGTATGCTCAGGATGATATTGGGTGGTGGTCTTCAGATGTTATCTGAGGGTGGTGCTATTGCAGGTGCTGTCCCAGCAATGGTTGGTGAAGCAGGACCAGAATATGTTGACAGAGCAGGTGTAAGAGAGACTCTACCGAAAGGATTTACACCAGACAATGACATGGTAAAACCATTTGTCAAGGTGATGGAGACACCTATGATGGTTGTTGGTGCCCAGATATCTGATGCTATTAGTGCAGTAGTCCGAGCAGCAGGACCATTTAGTGGTGTGCTTGCGTCTATGTTTAGTCCTATGACAAGTGGACTAGCACAGTTGTTTGGTATTCCGCAGTCAGCATTTGCTGCTGACCTCAAGTCAGCATCGATGACTGAAGAGAAAGGTGCCAAGAAACTAGGTGGTTTCCTTGCTCCACTCTTTAAGATGTTTGGACTGGAAGGTGACAGTATAGATACAACATCAGGTGATGGTGGTGGATTCCAAGGTGACATTGAGTGGACTGAAGACCCTGCATTTGCTACAGCAGTTAATCAAGTAGCAAGAAATTTAGATGTCAGTGCATCAGATTTGATGGGACTGATGGCATCCGAGTCTGGTCTTAATCCAAAAGCAAACAACGGCACACACGTTGGACTCATTCAATTCAGTGCATCATCTGCAAGAGCAGCAGGCACATCACAGTCTGAGTTATTACAGATGTCTCGCGCTGAGCAGATGCCATATGTCCAGAAGTATCTAGAGAATGCTGGACTACCACGCGGAGCATCTGCGGGACAGTTATACACTGCTGTCTTCCTACCAGCATTTGTGGGTAAACCAAATGACTTTGTTGTTGCAGCAAAAGATGGTAGTTTACCATCAGGATATGAAAGAGTGTCACCATCATGGTATAGACCTAATGCTGGATTGGATGCTGATAATGATGGAAGAATTACTATTCAAGAGTTGGGCGAAAGAATTCAGAAGAAGAAGTCTGAGTTTAATATCCCAGCAGAGAAAGGTATTGCTAAGACTGCATCGTTTATGAATAAGGTTGATGGTATCTGGAGAATGGAGGGACCAACCTCAGGATACCGTGTGCCTACTGAGTTGACAGGTGATAAGAAAGTTGTTGGTCATGGTCTGGAATGGTTGATGAAGTTTCCAAACAAGTTTGTCATTCTCCCTGGTGTCAACAAATCATACAATGTATATGCTAATCCAGAGAAAGCATTTGACAGATACAAAACTATTGCCAGCAACGCTAGCGTAGACCAGGAAGGTTTGACTGACACCATGAGTCAGATAATCTTTGGTATGCCTGTCAGTGAGACAAAACCTGAGCGTGTAGTAAACAAGAGAGGCAGAGAGATTAGCAGACAGTTACCTGATGCGAAGGTGACACCTATTCCTATCCCTAAAGACACTGCTACTGACACTGTTGGTAGTCAGACTGTATCTGTTATTCAACCAACAATTCAATACGTCCCTGTCCCTGGACCTACTAGGACAGTGGTTGAGACAGTCCCAGCAAATGTTTTTGCTGCTGCTAGAAAGAATGCAGAGATGCAATACTTACAAAGTCTATCCTAAATATCAAGGGGGTAAGTAGATACTATGGCAGCTGGCACAGTAACACCAACAGAAGCAGGGCAAGGACCAGGCGTATTAAATATCGCAGCTAATATTGGTGCGAAGATTCGTGATGCCGCGCAGGAAGCAAAGGAAGAAAGAGAGAAGGCACAAGAAAAAGGAATGGAGCCCAAGAAAGGGTCTCTATTTAAGTCTGCACTAGGTAATAAGTTTAATCCAACTAAGTCAAAGAAAGCGAAGGCAGGTTGGGCAAGACAATTTGATTGGAATAAGAAATCACCAGACACAGCACAGCAAGTAAAGGCACCATCTGAGACTGGTGGCGCTGAAGGTAAAGCAAAACTAAAAGAGTTTATCGCTGGTGGTTTCACTGCTATCATCAAAGACACGACAGCAATGCGTGCCAAGATGGATGGCATTCAGTCATTGTCTAGTGCTAACCTTGAGCAGTCAACCAGGACTACTGGGTCTCTCACAATGATTAAGGAGTCTGTGGATGCACAGACTGAGTTAAGAAGGAAAGCATTAGAAGAAGCAAAGTTTGCTAGGGCAGAGAGAAAACTAGAGAGGACAAAGGATGTCGCTGGTCTAGCAGAGACCAAGGGTCCAGAGAAAAAAGAAGAAGGTGAAGGTGGTGGAGATGATAAGGGTGGCGGTTTCGACCCACTCGGTATGCTACTGGGTGGATTAGATTTACTAGACACTGGTCTTGGTATCAAGTCTTTACTTGGTGGTGGTAAAGCAGCAGCGGGTGGCGGTGCTGCTGCTGGTGGTATGACTGCTGCAACTGTTGCAGCGATTGTGGGTGGTGCTGGTCTTGCTGCATCTGGTCTCGGAGAAGGATTCTTCCAGATGACCAAGAAGGGCGGAATAGGTGAGCAAACTAGAGACTTCTTTAAGAATAAAGGTGATGAAG